TGGGGTGTCACCTGAGAGGATAGCGGTCGAGCCTGTGGCGTTTGCGTCCACACTCACAAAAGTCCAATCGATGTCACCATCCCCCGCCGCAGTTCCTACGCATGTCAGCGTTTCGATTTGCTTCGTGCCTGATGCTGTCAATCTTCCAAGCGTGACGGTCTGCGATGCTTGCGACTGCATACCTTGTGGCATGTTAAGCAAATACGATTCCGCCTCTGTCAAAGTCGAGAACGTCAGCACGCTATCAAACGAAACAGAGGTCGAACTTCCACCCCGAAAGAACTGATCAAACGTGTCTTGTTCAATGTATTGAACTTGCTGGAATCCCGCCTCTGTGGAGATGCGGAAATTAGACGTTTCACTTCTTTGACCATCGCCGCCAGCGAGGTCATAAGCAATGCTTCCACGCTGTAATCGGACAAACATATTTTAGGATACTGCGGCGATTGTAAAGAGTGCGTTTTGTGCGCCTGTGGTAAACGTCCGTTTCGCGCTCATGGTGAGCGTTCCAAGGCGATTGTCAGCGGCTGAGAAGTTGCGCTGTAATTCCGTCACCTGAACCGCTGCGCAATCAAAATTCAATCCGCCAACGGTCGCTGTCGAAATGTCCAATGCTGTGCTTGCGAGGTCGTCGCCTGCGTTCAGTGCGTCAAAGTAGGTATCAAAATCAAGTTGATCGATGCCAGTGGGAATGCATGTGATATTGCACCCGATGCCCTGAATGCTCATGTCCACCGTGCCAATACCGTCCACCATTACAGGTGTGAGCGACAAGTCAAAAGACAACTCAAAGCCCTCTGCGCTCATGAACGGGTCAAGTGCGCCAAGCGTTGCTGTGTATGGCGCGGTAATGATCATGGCAGGGTTGAATGCTGTGCCGATGCTTGCACCCACGCCCGTGGTGTAGTAATCTTCGATTGCGCTAGGGTCGCCGCCAATTTTGAGCAAGCCCGTGAATTGAACGCTGCCGAATGCGGTTTTATTCGCGCTGCATGTAATGCTCGGCATTTGCGTGATTTGAGCGTTCAGGATGGTGTAGGTCTTGTCGGCGGATACAATCACGAGCGGCTTGTCAGTCGCGCCATAAATGCTTGCCCCCATTGCCGTATTGCCATGAGGGAAGAGAACGGTTAGAGATTCAATCTCTCCTACTGGCTCGAATTCCACTACCATTTGAAAGTCAGTCTTCGCTTTCGAGACAATGCCGTAAGCGTCCGTTTCTTTGTCGAAAGTAGCGTTCGTGGTAGTCAATACGACTCCCGCCTTGCTGTAAAAGGTTGCGCTGTCGTATGTGATTTTGCACGGACCGCGCACGATTGTGGTTCTGTCGAATGTTGGCATAGTTTATCTTGTTGGAGTTGTGTTGTGTAACCCGATTGGGCAATTGAATGTGAGAACTTGTTGCAGCATCGGAGGCGTGACTTCTTGCTGCATGGATGAAAATGTTAAGAGTCCACCTGTGAGCGCATTACCGTCTCTGTCGGTAGGGATATGATGGTGGAGTATCCGCGCCGCTGCCTCTGCAATCTCAGTTGCGCTTGGCTTTGTGGAGTTTCCTGCTTGTTGTCGCCACACGCTCGGAATCTCTGAGATGGTTACGGCAAATGATGCTTCGTCAAGGTATGGTCCTGGAGTGTCAGCGGAACTTGGTTGCGCACTGGCAAAATTCACGACTGCAAACGCCCCGCACGAATTCATCGCCTTTTCAATGTCTCGGTCGATGTCTTTGTGATCTTCCACCAATACAGGAATGGTCGGCACGGTGCGAAAATACGCATGGTCCGATAGCGTTTTAGCGATGCTTTCCACGACTTGACGAATAAGACTCATGGCGATTCTGAAAAGTTCATGATTGCTGCGCCCCCGTAGCGAAATGAGCCGCTTGTGACTGTGACGTAAGACTCCGCGCCCGTGTCGTCGCCGTCTGCGTTGTTGTTTGCCAAGTCGTCAAGATAGCTGTTAGCCTCGTCAACGCTTGCTTTGCGATCCTCTCCATTGAACTCTGCCAGTGATGGGTAAGAGTCTGTCAATTCACGCCGCGCCAAGATGTATGCGTGCCGTCTTGCGCCTGGTGGCACAAATAAGCCCGTATTGACAACGGGCGGCAATCCACGTTTGCGCCGTCCTGAGTTGACCCGTGAGGCGATGTCCTGAGCTACCGCCGTCATTACTTCATCGGCTTTGTCTTCGGGTGTAGGACACTCGGCAAGCAAGCGGTTTAGCTCATCTGTTGAGAGCCTATCACGAAGCGCGGAATATGTAAGTGCAAGCCAAGCCATGAGTGTAAAAAATTAGGGGCGACGAGGGAAAACAATAAACCCCGCCGCCCCTTTGTCCCCTATGATGCAACTGAAAAGCCGATTAGAAAAGGAGCTTGATCGTAGCGGAGGAAGCGGAGATGTCACCAGTTCCACCAGCGGCAACGAACTTGACGTTAATGTAACGCGGGCAGTTCGATGGCAAGCGGAATCGAAACTCGTTGCCTGCGTATCCAGTCGAACCAGTGATGGTTGGCAGGACGAAAAGCTGAGTTGTCGGAGTTGCCGCTGAACCACCTTGAACGGTGATTGTGAGCGTGTCAGCGTTGGGAAGTTGAGTTGCATTCAGCGCGGGAACGGTGATTGCAAGCTCTACATTCTCGGGCTTGTGAACGTCTGCGCCAAGGTCGATGTCGGAACTGGTAACAGTGCCGTCAGCGGTTGGAAGCGCGCGAGTGACGATGTAGTTGAGGTCTTGGATATTTCGTGAGTATTCGTTTGCCATGGTCGTTATTTGTTAGATTTTTCTTTGGTTTCTGATTTGATGGTGCATGATCCGATTTTGATTTCTTCCGTCACCTTGCACGAGGCAACGACTAGCGTTCCCTCGAATGCAAGATCGACAGTGCCGTTCTCATTCTTTTTCGCAATGTCCAATTCAACACTGCGACCCGTTTCAGGATGGTAGAGTGCTTTCATTAGGCTTCGATTGCGTCAGTGTTAAGGATTGAGTCAGAGGCGTAGCAAGGAACTCCGCTAGAGAATGTCGGAGCGTCAGACGGTCCACCAGTTCCAGCTGCGGTAGTTGCCACGTTGCCAACTGCGGAGCGTGAGCTTTGCAGTTGTTGCAGCGAACGGCGAGACATAAAGAACGCATCTGGCTTGTAACCAACTGGGAAGCTGGTGTAGATGCGCTGAAGCAAGTCATCAGTGCAACCTTTGCCGCTGTCTGCGGTTACGTTTGCAGCGCGGCGAACGCAATTGATATTGCCGATTTGCAATCCAACCCATCCAACCAAGTCAGCTACGCGGCCTGGAAGCGGTGCGGAATTGACGTCATAGATGGTCTCATCGCGGAACTCGCCAAGCTGCGGAATGTTGCCATTACCACCGATTAGAGTCACATCTTGAACCCCGAACTTCACACCGTAAACGCTTGATGCTGTGTCAGCGGTAGATCCGCCTGCGTTGAGAACGCTACCATCGGCAAGTCCTGCGGTGTAGGGAAGCGCGGCTTTGATGCCTGGGAAGCCCTGAGAATCGGAGGCGATACCATACCAAATCTGACTGCCCATCTTGATCAGCGATTGGCGGAAAGTGCCAAGTGCTTCGATCATTTCGTATGCTTCCATACCGTCTTCCCATGCCATGGCGACAGCTTTGTCGGCTTCGACACGTCCACCGAAAATGTAAGCTTCCACCAACTTGCGAGCAAATTCGCTCTTAGTTGCGGTAACGCCTTCATTTGCAGCGCGGAATCCCACGTTAGGGAATGCGGTGCGGGTTACGGTTGCGTATGACGTGCCACGGATGACACGGAACGGAAAGATTTGAGCCTCTGGTGCAGAGGTCAAAACTTCTTCAATGAGTCCAACCTCGCGGTCGTGACCTGCTGCTTTTGCTACGTCGAGTAATGTGAGTCGAGCCATAATATTGTGTTAGTTGAGATTATTTGTTAGATTTTGATTTGTGAGCTTTGATTGCGCGATCAAGTCCAGTGACTTCGGTTTCTTTCGAGTCGCCATCGGCTCTGCCAGCAAGGACCACTTCGCCATTGATCAGCTTTGTAGGAATTGCGTTCAAGATTTCGATTGCGCCTTTGTCAGCTTTGATTTGAGCTTTCCAGAATGATTTCGCTTTGTCATCTTGTGCGGGAATGCGTCCAGCTTGCACGGCTTCGGCAACTGCTTTATCAGCGGCTTCGTCATCCACTTTTGCAAGCGATGCCTTGAGCGTTTCAACTTCACCTGCGAGGGTGTCACGTGCTGCGGTTACGGTTTCAAGTTCTGCGGTGTGATTCGCAGCGGCTTGCACGTTTTCAGCGGCTTGCGTGCGAAGTTCAGCAAGTGCGGCTTGCGCAAGTTCAAGTGCCGCTTCGGGCGCGGTGTCGGCGGGAACTAGTCCCAAGGTTACGAGTTGTTCGATGTCCATAGTAGTTTGTGTGTGAGATGCTGCGATCTTTTCCATCGCTTCAAATGCTGGCTCGTTTACAAGTGAGCCGATTTCTCCATGCGTAGGGAGTCCTGTAGGAATGCCATTGCGAAGCAGGAAAGCAGGTGAGAAATACGAATAGTCTTTCCCTTCGACTGCGCTCTTGCCTGCTTGTGTCCATTCAACGTCCAGCATAAGTCCCACGCCTTTTTCATAGCGAAACTCTTTAGGGATAAATGAAGCAGGACCAGCTTTGTGATCAAACCCTGCAAATGGTCGCACGTTGCGAGATTGGCGAGACTGAAGATCGTCGGCGAAAGATGCCAAGATGCGGTCGTCAATAGTGACGGTGCGCTTTGCAGCTTTGCCGTTTACGGTCGCACTGATTTCGTGTTGACCTTCTGGCAAGTAGACAATGCTCTCAGACAAGGAATCAATTCCCGTCTGAAAAGATGCACTGATAAGTTCGCTTGCCATTTCGTATGAAAATTATCACGCGAATCGGAAAACGATTAATGTTATTTTTAACACTACTTTTCAGCTTGTGCAATCATGCTTTGCAATGCGCCTTTAGCGAATGCGTCAAGATAGGTTTTCTCTGGTGGCAATGCGCCTTTCCATGGGTCAAAATTCTTTGATTTTTTCAGCACGAAGATGGGTTTGATTCCTGTAGGTGATGACTCATCGACTTGCGCTAATACTCCCTTGACTGCGAATAATGGCGCGATTCGCTTACTGTATTGCTTGGCGGTTAATCCATGCGCCTCTGGCACAATGGGAATCGTTAGAAACTTTGCGCGGCGAGCTGTAATTGTCCCGCCTGTGACTTTGTGAGTAAATCCAATCGCGCCTTTGCTGCGAAGTGTCACGCCGTTGCTTGATGCGCCCACTGATCCCCAGCTTCCCGCTACATGTCTCCACCATTGCGTTTTCTTTCTGCCTGCGCCGTGTGTCGGCAATGATGGATTTTCCCACATTCGTGAGCCTCCTAAATTGTAGTATTCACGAAGCGAACTCACCGCATCTATTGCCCCCGCTTCAACTGCAATCTTCCTTACTCCCGCTGATTGCAGTCTAAGCATCCTCAAAATCGATGCGTCAATTCCTGTCGTGGTGATTTTTACGCTAACTGCCATCACAAGTTCCTTTCGATTTGTTTCAATGCCGCCTTACCCATTTCATCCTCAAGTTTTGTTTCAAACGCTCGTTTGTCTAGTAAGTAAAACAGATTCGGGATGCGGTCAATTGCGGCTTGCACTTCGATCTGAAATGCACCCGCGGTCATGCGGTAACTTTTGTCGATCAAATCCGCAAAGACTTGATCAACAGGTGCAAGCCAAACACTCGCAAGTTCTCGCAGTTCTTCGTTGGTCATAGCTGTTTCGCTTTCGAGATTGCCCACTCTCTGCCAGCATCGCCGCCCCATCCGTGCCACGCTTGCCATCCTTTGCCCTTGTCGCTCCAAGTCTCGCCTTGCTTGTCAACTTCATGACGTGCGAAGAAACTAACCATGCGTTTTACCGTGTCGGGTGATAGCTCTGATCGGTTCGCAATGTCCCTTGCGCGTGCGATTCCTACGGCTGTCATACCTCGTTCGCTTGCGGGTTTCGTGCGTCTGATTTCGAGTGCGTCTTGCGCTGCTTTCGCCATGTCATCCGTGGGGCGCAAATCAATGTCAGCGCGTGCCGATTCCGTCAATTCAGGATCGAGCGGTTCAATCTCTGGCACGTTATCGCCCCCGAAAATAGCTTCGCCCTCTTGCGGTTCTGGAACTCCAAGCTCTTCGTAAATCCACTTGTTAGTCACTGGCAATCCGATTTCTTTCAGGATTTTCACGCGCTCGGCAATCGCTTTTTCGTCCTTTGGTTTCGGTATCTCAATCTCGCAATACGGCATGTCCTCGCTTGCAACTGATGCGCCAAAGTTCATTCGCACAATAGCGGGAATTAGTTGCGTCGTGATGATGCTGCCCATCC